ACAGCCATGAGCGCCGCCTGCCGGGACGACACCACCGCCTCACGCTCCGCCTCACGAGCACGCCGTAGTGTCTCGCCCCGCTCCCGCAACGTCACCTCGCCGAGCAAGTGCTGGAGCGCGGCCACGCTGGCGGCGTCACGCTCGGGACCCTCGTCCTGGTCGGGCCACCGCTCGTGGATCTCCTGCACCACCGTGTGCAGGGTGTCTACCTGCTCCGTGGTCATGTCATCGAGGGCCGGGCCGAGCCACGCTTCAAGCTCGTATCGCTGCATCTGTCAGTCCTCCTAGCTCGTGGGGTTGATGGTGGTCAGTAGCGCCGGCCACCGTTGTCGATCAGCCACTGCTCCTGCTCGGTCAGTGGCGCGATGGTCCAGGTCTGGACGTCGCCGTCGCTGCTGACTGCGGTGGCCTCGGTGGTGGTGCGGGTGATGTCGTCGCCCTGGGCTGCTGCCCGCGCTAGTACCTTGGCGAGTTTGGTGTTGGCGTCCTCGATGGTGGCGAAGTCGCCGACGATGCGGGGGCCGTTGTTCGCGGTGGTGGTGGTCAGTCGCTGTGTGCTCATGTAGAACACTCTACACACCTGTAGTCCACTCCACAACCCCTCATCACAAAATACTTCCCCGGCAAGCGGCGGCATCTCCACCCTCGCCGTGCTGTCTGGCCCCGGTGCCCGGGCAGCCGCCGGGGCACCCGTCTCTACCCCGTCAGGAGACGTGCCGTGGCTCGCATGATGGGTCGAATCGGGCGGTCGCGCTTCACCTGCCATTGCTGCGACTGGGGCCTAAGCAATGGCTCAATCAGGGCCAGCGAGAGTCGAGAGAACCGCGTACTCCTGGCTGAGGCCACAGCCCGTATGGGCCGCGACAACGGGGTACGCCACAGCCTTACCGACGTCTGCACTGACCTCGGCCTCGCCCCCTAATGGACGATGACACGCAAACCCTCGACCTGTCCGCCCTGGGTGTGATGCTCGCCGCCGACCACCCTGGTGAGCGGGTTGTGGTGATGTGCCCGGTGTGCGGTGCCCACGTCCCCGGTGACCTCATCGCCACCCACCGACCGCCCCTCTGGCAGCAGACACGCGGCATGTGCGGGGTCTGATGAGCCGCTACTCGGCGAAGGGAGCCCGCTGTGAGGTTGTGGGAGTGCGTGGTGGTGTCCCTCGCTGGCGCCCTGACGGGCCTGGCGATCATGCTGTGGGGGTTGACCCGGGATGCGCGGGCGGACTGCCGGGCGGTGCTGCGGTGAATACTTACGCCATGGATCTCACGCCCGCGGATCAGCTTGCCGTGCAGAAGCTTTACGAGCACAGACAGCGGCAGCGGTTGGCGGTGCTTGACGACAAGCGGCGGCGGCTGGCGGAACTCGACAAGACCAAGGCCGCACACGGCGCCGCGCTCGCGGGTGCGACTGGGCTACGCCGCGCCATCCTGGAGTTGCACTCACCAACTCAAGATGATTTGGACGATTGGCTGACGTGTTCGGCATGCCCCCCCGACACCGTGTATGGCGCCGCTGAATGGCCGTGTGAGACCTACGTGCTTGCGAGGGACTGGCGACCATGAATTACGCCTCGGTGATGTGGTGACCGCCAAAGAGTCTGAGGTCAAGGTTGTCCCCGCTGCGCTGACCATCGCCGACCTCGAAACCCACAAGGCATCCCACACCTCAGCCGGGTACCCCGCCCACGTCCGCACCTTCTACTCGCCTCAGGACGCGGTCCACGAGGTGCTCAAAGCCGTCGTCGGATCCGCGCGTCAGTCCATCGTGGTCGCCATGTTTGGATACGACGATGACGAGCTGGCCGCCATGCTCGCCAAGGCGCTCATCGACCCGCACATGCACGTGCAGATCACCCTCGACAAGTCACAGGCCGGCGGGGTCCACGAGAAGGTGATCCTGGAGAAGTACAGGCACGAGATGAGCGGCAACTCTGTCGCCATCGGCACGTCGGAGCGGTCCGCGATCATGCACCGCAAGATGGTCATTGTCGATGGCGTGTGGCGCATCTCCGGGTCCACGAACTGGTCAACGTCGGGTGAGTCGTTACAGGACAACGAGTTGACGGTGATCTACGACGCGTCGGTGTGCGCGGAGGCACGGCCGATCCTCGACGTCGAGCACGACCACGCTCTCGCGCAGATGGCCAAGGCGGCTAGCGTCCTCACTCGGACCGCTGGCGGTATAGTTACTGTATGACGGTGCTGCCATTCCACTTCCCCGAGGGCGGCCAGTGGGAACTTTGGTGGCTTAAGAAGTTCAAGCCGCACATGAACGGCCAGGTTCAGATTGTTGTTCGTAGACGGATGACCGACTATGGCGAGCAGTTCTACACCAGCAGGGCCGAGCCGGACCTGGACTGCTTCGTGGCGACGCTCAAGAGTCTGAACATGATGAGGTTCGGTGAGCATGCGGAAGCGTTCATTACTTTGTTCGGCGACTTCGACCTGCGGTCCCCTAGCACCCGCAAGCTGATGGTCTATCTAACGCCCGCGCAGGCCTTGTGTAGGCAGAAGTACGACGATAACCGCGAGCCGGCCGCCTGACACATGGGCAACTCTGACCTACGGATCGACCCCAGTAGGCCCGCCACCTGCTACATCCACCACCTGCTCGCCGACAGCGATGACCCGGCCTGCCGCGGACGTTACATCCGGCTCATCATCCATCCCAACGAGGATGACCTGCGGGCAGCGGGGACCGCGTACAACAAGCGCCGGGGCAGTGACCAAGACCTGCGCGGGTCTGCTGGACTGTTCCAACCGACCCGCTTCCGATCCCGCTACGACCGCAAGGCCAAGGCTTGGGTGGACACCACCACCGCATTCGCCGGCATCATGCGCCTGGCCGACGGGTACCTGAACAGCCAAGTCATCGCCCACGAATCCACCCACGCAGCACTGCACGTCACCCGCCTGCACGACTGGGCAAAGCCGGGCTCCGACGGCAACGCCGACTTCGGTGATGGCTGCGACGCACGTGAAGAAGCGTTCGCCTACCTACTCGGTGGCATCGCACACGAGGTCAACAACGCGGTGCTCCAATACCAAGCTGCTCTACCACACAACCCACCCGCACCTGAAGGAGATTCATGTCTGTGCAAGATGACCTGCACGCCGCCGCGTCCAACCTCGACGCCGAGCACGCCGACCGCGAGAGCAAGACCACCGCGGTACGCGACGCAGTAGGTGCTGTGACCACCGCACTCAGCGCACTACAGGCCGCAGTGGACAGCCTCAGCGGTGACCCCACTGCCCCTGCCGACGCGCCTGCTGCACCTGGCACACCAACGGTTGACCCTGCCCCCGACGAGACCGCACCAGCAGAGGCACCAGTGGCACCGGCAGACACCTCAGCACCCCCTGTCATCGACCCCATGACAGGGCAGCCCTTGGTGGACGTACCCGACACCAGCGCACCTGTAGATCAACCTGCCCTGTAGTGCCCACCCGCAGCCCACAGCCATGCAGCCACGCAGGGTGCGGCAAGCCCAAGGCGCCTAGCGTAGGCACATGCGCCACCCACACCAGGCAAGCAGAGCAACACAGGGGCAGCAGTGCCCAGCGAGGCTACGGGCAAGCGCACCGCACAGGGTTTAGGCGGCAAGTGTTGGCTTCGCAACCGGCATGCGTGATCTGTGGTAACCCCACCACTGTCGCCGACCACTACCCACTCAGCCGCAGGCAACTCGAAGCCACCGGGATGGACCCCAACGACCCCGCCCACGGTCGCGGCCTCTGCGCACCCTGCCATGGTCGGGAGACAGCCCGCCTACAACCCGGCCACCGTTGGGGCACCTAGCTCACCATTCGCTCCAAAGCCCCGACCGTCTTCACCGTCCGCTCCAACCCACGACAGGGGGGCATGGGGGGTCTGCAATCACGGACGAGCACACCGGCAGGAACCGCTCATCAGGCCCTCTTTTGTCTTGACAGGTTTTGCCGGCGATGTCGAAACCTCCTGGGGCCATCCTTGGTCACTTTGAGCAACCTTCAGCCCACTTCCAGCACGTTCTGACCCACTTTGGAGGCCACTATGGGTAAGCGTGGACCGGCCCCGAAGCCCACAGCCCTGCGCATCTTGCACGGTGACCGTGAGGACCGCATCAACCGCAACGAGCCCTTGCCCGTTGAGGGTGGGGTTGTGTCCCCGGTGGAGCTGACCGAGGCCGCAGCGGCTGTTTGGGACCGCCTAGCGCCTGATCTGCTGGCCAAGCGGGTTATCACAGCGTGGGACACGGACGCTTTCGCTGAGTACTGCGATCAGGTGGCCATCTACTGGGAGTGCCGCGACCATCTTCAGGCCGAGGGCCTGGTGGCGAATGGTGCGGCAGGGGGGGTCATCAAGTCCCCGTACTGGCAGATCATGCGGGATGCGTCGGCGAATGCCGCGAAGATTCGCTCCAAGTTCGGGCTGACCCCCTCGGATCGTTCGCAGTTGTCGATCGGCGGCCAGGACGACGCCGCTGACAGCGCAGCAGCCCGTTTCATGGCCTAAGCACCACCTACTAGCAAGGGATGACCTATGCCGAACAACCAGGGCACCGTCTACGAACAGTTGACGGACAATTCGGGGTCGTTGACGCCCACGATCAGGGTGTCGGCCGGCGCCGCCTCCTTCGGGCAGTCGCTGAAGCAGTACAGCGGTACCCAGGCGCTTTCTACGACCGCAGCCACCACCATCACCTTGGAGACGGTGCCCGCGGGGAAGACGTTCTACGTCACCGACATCGCGGTGTACTCCAATACGGGTGTGGTGTTCCCGGTGACCCTCAACGCGGGTGCTACCGCCGTCTATAACGCGTTCTGCAAGGGCGACACCGGCCCCATTCAGATCGCGGGTATGGAGACCCAGCCGTCCGCTACGGGCGGCACCGTCGTGCAGCTCGTCCTCGGCTTGGCTGCCACTGCCACCATCGCCGCGTACAACGTCTACGGCTACGAGCAGTGAGGACTGAACAATGCCTCTGAGCATCACTTCCCAGACCGGCGACGGTATGGTCGCCGACTTCTTCGACGTGTCTCTCGCACTGCCAGATTCGGGCACTGCCATGCAGGTCACTGGGCGCGTTCAGCCGGTCGCCGGGGTATCGGTGAACGTCTCCGGTGGCCCGCTGGCCATTCCCGCGGTCCCCGCGTCGGGGTCGGTGTTCTACAACGTGCAGGTCGACTCCGTGTCGGGTGTTGCGACCGTGCAGCAGTCCACCACCGCTGACCCGGCCGCGATCTCGGGCACCGCCCGGGTGGTGTTCCGGCAGACGCTGACCCCGAGCTCAACGGACCCCGCTACGACACCGGAATCAACGCCCGACACGTGGTAGGAGCTGTTCATGGCTGGAATGCGTCGGAAGTTGTCTCGTCCCCGGCGGGCCGGACTGAAACATCCGCATAAGGGCAGCCATGTGAAGCATGTGCAGCATCACCCGGTTGCCAAGCATCACCGTGTTGGTGGGAACCACGGCAACCACCGGCACAAGCGGGTTTAGACCCTGAACAACTGGAACAGGTTGCGCGTCACCGACCTAGGCCGTCCGAAAATGCCGAAAGCCAGATCAAGTAGGTCAACGAAGCTATCAGCAACACCTGTGGGCTCTTGATCACGTCATTCCACAGAGTGGCTAGTACGTCGTAGGTGCGTTTCACCGGAACAGCCTGAACAGGCTGCGGGTGACGCTGCGGCGGATAAGCCGCTTCGGCAAGGTGCCGCGCTTGGCGGCCTGGCCGTCACCCATCGCGCGCTGCGTCTTGTAGAGCGTTCGCCGGGTCTGGCTGTACAGGCTTTTACTCATGGCGTGCGGCTTTCTTCTCGGCCCGCCGGTTCATGCGGGCGCGGATCGACGTCGGATGCGGGTTGTCCTTGGTCCATGGCCCCTGGAATGGCTCCTGCGTTCCACTGCCGGTCATCAGGTTGGCCCCGCAGCCGTTGCAGTGCAGTCGTTTGGGGACGGCGAGGACACCGACGCCCACGGTGGCGATGCCGATGAGCTTGCCTACCCCGGTGCGCTTGCTGGTGAAGCTCTTGGATCCGCACCGGGGGCACCGGACGTTGCCTTCTTCGTCTACCTGTGTGGTCTTCATGGCTTCCATCCTTTGGGCATCTTCGCCGATGCGTAGGCGAGCATGGTGCGGATCATTTCTGAGCGGTTCACGCCCCGTTCAGCGGCCAACGCGTCGATGTGGCCGCGGCCAGCCTCGCTGAGCTTGAGTGCGACGAGTGGTCGGCGGGGTCCGGTGCGCGGCATGTGTATAACACTACACCCGAAACCGGAAGGTGTGTATAACACTTTAAGGGGGCGTCATGGCGGCTCCTAAGTGCGGCTACACCCTCCGAGGCGAGAACCCGACGACCTGCACCGAGGCCGGCGACCACTTCTGTGTCCCCCGCGCTGACCACGCGCAGGGGTTCATCGAGACGCTGCTGACCCACACCAAGGGTAAGTACGCCCGGCACGCGTTCATCCTCGCCGCATGGCAGCGCGACGAGATCGTGCGCCCGCTGCTCGGGTCGGTGATGTACTCCGAGGAGCACGAGAGTTACATCCGCCGCTACGAGGTCGCCTGGATCGAGATTGCCAGGAAGAACGGTAAGACCGAGCTGCTGGCCGCGCTCATGCTCTATCTGCTCGTCGGCGACGGCGAGGAGTCGGCCGAGCTGTACGGCATCGCCCGCGACCGCGACCAAGCCGCCCTGTGTTTCGACATGGCGGCCCGCATGGTGGCCTTCTCCCGCGCCCTGTCCGCTCGGCTGAAGGTCACCCCGCACAACCGGCGGATCGTGGACGAACGCACACACAGCGTGTATCAGGTGATCGCCGCCGATGCCGCTGGCGCTCTGGGTTCCAACCCCTCGGGTGTGGCCGCCGATGAAGTCTTGGCGTGGCGCGATGGTTCCATGTGGGAGGCGTTGCGCACGGGCATGGGTTCGGGTGCCCGCCGCCAAGCGCTGATGATCGCCGCGACCACGGCGGGCAACGACTCCGAGGGGTTCGCCGGCACCCAACACGCTGAGATGCGCCGCGTCGCCGACGACCCCGACCGTGCCCGGCACGTGTTCGTCTTCATGCGGAACACCGCGAAGAACGCCGACCCTTTCGATGAGGCCAACTGGCCTTACGCCAACCCGGCACTTGGCGACTTCCTGTCCCTTGACGGCATGCGGAAACAGGCCCTGGAGGCCCGGAACGATCCGACGAAGGAGAACGGGTTCCGCCAGTTCAAACTCAACCAGTGGGTGAATCAGGCGTTCCGTTGGATGCCGATGCACCTCTACGACGCCACCGAGAACTTCATCGTCACGTCACCGGTGGAGCTGCGCGGGTACCTGGCGGGCCGCTCAGCGTGGGCGGGGTTCGACCTCGCCGCCCGGCAGGACTTGACGTCGTGGTGTCTAGCGTTCCCGCACACGGACGGCGGGGTTGACCTGCTGTGGCGGCATTGGTTGCCCGAGGCCGCGCTGGACGCGCTGGACACCCGCAACAGTGGCAACTTGCGGCGCTGGGCCGAGCAAGGATGGCTGACGGTCACCGAGGGCGATGTCCTGGACTTCCAGCGGGTCTACGCCGACGTCGAAGCTGACGTTGCCCTGTTCAACATCCTCGGCGGCGACGCGGACCAGTGGTCGTCCGATCCGGTGATTCAGGCGCTTCAGGAACGCATCGAGTGCCCCGAGATCTTCACCTACAAGAACGATTTCGCTCATATGAACAGCCCCATGCACACGCTGATGGAGTTGGTGAAGCAGGAGACGTTCCGCCACCACGGCAACCCGGTGGCCCGCTGGTGCTTCGACAACGTGGAGGCCCGCACCGCGGCGTACGACCCGGACCTTATTCGGCCGTCGAAGCCGAACCGCAGCACGGACGCCAAACGCATCGATGCTGTGCCTGCCGCGATCATGGCCATTTCTGCTTGGTCGAGCCGCGGTGCTGAGGACAATACCTCGGTCTACGAGGATTTGGACTTACTCATCCTCTGATTACCCCATTGGAGGGCCTCTTGTTCGGTCACGACCGTCTCATCAGGCAGTCCCTCCGGCAGAAGTTCCTTGTCACTCTCGCAGACGGGGCCGGCGAGTTCTCCGGGGTGCTGATTGATGCCGACGACACGCACTTCGTGTATGCCGACGTGCACATCCCAGGAAATGGCGGCACCGCCCCCGCGGCAGGGCAGACCTACGTGGACCGCATCAACGTCGCTTACCAGCAGAAGCTCACGCTCGCAGACAGGGAGTAGCTGTGCTCCTGTCCAACGGTCAGAGCGTTTCCCTCGCACCTCAGGCGTTGGGTGAAACGACCTCGCTCACCACCGCCGGCTACTTCTACTCCTCGCAGGGGTTGCAGCTTGAGCAGCAGTTCGCTACTTACTCGGCGCTGTACCGGGCGCAGCCGTGGGTGGCGATTGTGGTGGACAAGGTGGCCAACTCCCTCGCCCGCCTCGGTGTGCAGGTATGGGACCAGGCTGACCCCAACGGCAACGTCATCGACTCCACAGGCCCATTGGCCCGCCTGTTGGCTCGGCCGAACAGTGAGATGAGCCCGTACAGCTTCTGGCGGTGGATTCAGTCCACCTACGAGATTTACGGTGAGACTTTCGCGGTGAAGGGCCGCAACGAGGCCGGGCAGATCATCGAGCTAGTACCAATGCACCCGTCCCGCACCACAGTGGAGCGGGACAAGGACGGCACCGTCCACTACATCTTCACCAGCGGCACCAACGGCTCCCAGGGCTACTTCCAGGCCACCTCGGATGACGTGATCCCGTTCCTGCGCTTCAACCCCGAGAACTTGATGCGCGGCTGGTCACGTCTGGAATCCCTGCGGTCCACCCTGATGTCGGAGGACTCCGCACGGCGGGCCACCGCAGCGTGGTGGCGGAACATGGGCCGCCCCTCGATGGTGCTGTCCACCGGCGAGAAGAAGCTGTCCGCGGACGGCCAGGCGCGGCTCAAAGAGTCCTTCGACTCGGTGCACGCCGGCTCGGGCAACGCCGGCGGGACCGTGGTCCTTCAGGACGGCCTGACCGCTGCGCCCATGCAGCTGTCCGCGGAGGAGATGCAGTACATCCAGTCGCGGATGCTCAACCGCGAGGAAGTGTGCGCCGGGTACGACATTCCGCCGCCGGTGGTGCACATCCTCGACCACGCCACGTACTCGAACATCACCGAGCAGATGCGGTCGATGTACCGGGACACCATGGCGCCGCGCATCCAGGAGGTTGAGTCCACCCTGGACACCCACTTGGGCAGCGAGTTCAACGGCGCCAAGTACGCCCGCTTCTCCGTCGCCGACATCCTCCGTGGTGACATCGATGCCCGAGCCACGACGGCCACGAAGCTGGTCGAGCGGGGTATCGCCAAACCGTCCGAGATGCGCCCGTGGTTCGACCTGAACGACGCGGGGCCTGTCGCAGACGAGCTATACGCCAACTCGACCATGCAGCGCCTGGGTCGTCCGGCTGAGCGCATCACGATCACCGAGGCGGCGGCGGCAAGCCCCGAGGCATCGGACGACGCCAACAACGCGATTTCCGCGGCCAATCAAGCGATGGTGCAGGACCACGCCACCGCAGGCAATGCTGCCCCGTCCGTACCAGCACCCGCCGTCCCGCTGCCCAAGAAGCATCTGCATACCTTCCTGCGGCAACTCGGGCGGGGTAAGTCATTGACCGACATCACCAACGCATTACTTGACGCGCACCCAGCCGACCGAGCGGACATTCTGGCCACCGCCGAGCTGGCGGCCGAGAAGGAGACAGCATGATTGTCACCAAGGCCGTTGCCACGGTCCAGCCCTACGAGGATGACGTTGACACCTATCCCAACGGGGCCTTTGACATCATCTTGTCCGCGCAGACCAAGGACCGTGACGGCGACACACTGACCGCCGACGAGTGGAAGATGCCGCTACCCGATCACATCACCATGGACCTCGACCACGGCATGTCCGTGGCCTCCACGGTGGGTTCGGGCAAGCCGTTCATCAACCCTGATGGTGACCTCCAAGTTCGCGGCGGGTACTCCTCGATTGCCCGCGCACAGGAAGTGCGGTCACTGGTCAACGAGGGTCATATTCGCACCACCTCGGTGGCGTTCATGACGGAGGAGAAGGCGTCCACGAAGGACGGCAAGTCCAAGCCGGTGCGGGAGCTGCTCAACGGGGCCTTCGTAGCAATTCCGAGCAACCGGGAAGCTGTGATCCTGTCCAGCAAGGCCATCGACGTGAAGGTCGGTGCCCGCAACAACGCCACCGACGCCGCGCACATCCAGGCCATGCACGACTCTGCCTCCCACCTCGGTGCTGTGTGCCCCGCCGACGGCAATGGCCCGAAGTCACTCACCGATGGTGTGACAGTCAAGGCCACGGTCGCCGACCTGCTCACCGGCATTGACGTGTCGACCCTCCCGCCTGCCGTTCAGCAGGCCCTCAAACTCGCCCAGGATGACGGAATCGATGCCGTCACCGTGGGTGGCTCCCCATCCGCTGACCCCGACGTTTCGCCCGGCACGCCCGCCCCCGCCGATGAGGCCCCGGCCCCCGTGTCCCCCGAAGCCGTCGCCCTCAGGGGGAGAGCCCTACTGCTCGCCAGCGACCTGGATGAGCTGATCGCCGCCGAGTAACGGCCCGCGGCACTCCCCCCAGAAACCCGAATAGGAGCACTTCGTCATGCAGACAGAAGTGGAACTGAAGGCTGCCCAGAGGCGCCTTCATGAGGAAGTCAAAAAGACCCTCGCAGACGAAACCATGACCCCCGCGGCTAAGTCGGAGGTACTGGACAAGATCGAGGTCGAGACCAAGGATCTCGCCGTGGATATGGCGAACCGGAAGCGGTTCTCCGCGCTCATGCACGGTGACGACCAGCCCCCAGTCGAGACCAAGGCTTACGAGCCGCGGTCTCTCGGTGAGGCCATCACCATGAACGATGCCTACGTGGAGGCGAAGAAGGCCACCGACCCGAATTCGCGGTTCACTTTCCGCAAGGGATTCGAGATTGGCACCAAGGCCCAGGGCGCACCGCTGCTGATGGGTGACAACGTCTCGGGTACCACCGCCCCGGCCCCACTGTCCGGGCAGTTCCTCGGTGGTACTGCCGGCCAGACGATCATGCCAAACTACCTGCCGGGGATCGTGGAGCAGCGGTTATACCCGCTGACCATTCTCGACCTGATCCCCGCGGGCACCACCGAGTCCCCGGTGATCACCTACGTCCGGGAAACGTCGTGGACGAACAACGCCGCGCCGGTCGCTGAGGGTGCTACCAAGCCTTACAGCGCGCTGACGGTGACCCGGTTGCAGGAGACGATCGGCAAGATCGCCCACCTGCACAAGATCACTGATGAGATGGTGCAGGACGCCCCGCAGTTCCGGTCGTTCCTGGAGAACCGTCTTGTTCGTGGTGTCTCCCGCGAGGAGGAAGTCCAGGTCCTCGCGGGCGGCGGCATCCCCGGTGTGAACGGCATCCTGAACCGAACCACCAGCTTCACCACCGCACCAGGTTTCGCCCCCGTGGTAGCTGCTGGGGTGGCGTTCCCGACTGTGGGCACCGCCGGTGAGGGTGCAGGTTCGGCCACTGTCGCCTCGATCTCCTACGGGCGTCAGACCGGCACCGCCACCACGGCACTGTCGGGGGTGCAGATGGCGGAGGGCATCTACGGTTCACTCACCGACCTTCGGGTCCTGGCGTTCGTTGAGCCGGACGCCATCGTGATGAACCCCCGCGACTGGATGACACTGCGATTGGCGAAGGACGCGCAAGGGCAGTACCTCGGTGGCAGCTTCTTCGGCACCGATTACGGGCAGGCCCAGAACGCCGGGGCCTCACTGTGGGGCCTTCGGGTGGTTGCCACCCCAGCAATGCCCATCGGCACCTGCCTGGTGGGGTCCTTCCAGGACGCGGCGCAGTTGTTCCGCCGTCAGGGCATCACCGTGGACATGTCCAACTCCAACGGCAACGACTTCGAGATGAACCTGATCACGGTTCGTGCGGAGTCTCGCTTGGGCCTCGTGGTGTACCGCCCTGAGGGGTTCCAGCTTTTGCAGTTCCTGCACAGTTGATCTGAGTAACACGGCGGGGCGCGCATACCGAAATCACGCGCACACAACACTCCGAAAGGGTCCGTCATGCCGTCTTTGGGAAACACCACCTACACCGCCGACTTCGAGGAGGCGCATGGTGTCAAGATCGAGGATTACGTCAAGGATGTGGAAGCCGAAGCTGCTTCGGTGGTAGAGGTCGAGGAGGCTGACGCCGAGTCGCCGGCACCGGTCACTAAGGAATCCGACACTCCGTCCCTCGCCAAGGAAGCCGACACCGAATCGGCGACCCCAGTGACCAAGGTTGTCACACCCCCATCGGCTGATAAGACACCCGCCCCGTCTGGGCCTGACGTCAAGACCGCGTAATGGCAGGGTTCGCGGTCCCCACCGCGAGCGACCTGTCCTCATTCATCGGGGACTCGTCGTTCCCGGTGCCGGAGATGAATCAAGCCCTCTCCATCGCGGCGTCCACCATTCGCAGCCAGACCAGGCAGATCATCGACGCCGTAGCCAACGACGTCGTGCAACTGACACCCGGCAACGGCTCGGTGATCCTGCTACCGCAAGTCCCGGTCACAGCGGTGGCGTTGGTGGAGATGATCGTGCCCAACCCGGTGACGGGCCTGGACACTTGGGCGACGGTTCCGGCCACGTCCTACCGCTGGCGCCGCAACGGGACGATCTACCTGACGCGGGCGGTGCCGCAGTTCACCAATGCGTGGGATTCGGTGCGCGTTACCTACTCACACGGCTACACAGTGCTGCCGGACGACTTGCGGGACCTCGTACTGCAACTCGCCGCCCGCACGCTGGTCAACCCTTACCAGCACCTCTCCGAGGCCACCGGGGGGGTGTCCACCGTGTACGGCGGCAACTCTGCTGGGGTCACCCTGCGGGACACCGACCTGGCGATTCTCGACCTCTACACGCTGTACGAGGTGGGCTGAGGTGCCCCGCCACCCCGGCAGGGAAACAGTGCAGGTCATCACCCTCACGTTCGGGGCGAAGGACGCCAAGGGGAACCGCGCCAAGGTCGAAGGCGTACCGGTCACGGTGCAGGGCTGCTCGTTCCAACCCTTGTCCTCGTCGGAGGTCGTTGGCGTCACCGACATGACCTCCACCGTGTACCGGCTGTACATGCCGATCGGCACCGTAGTCAGCGCCACGGACCGGGTAATCGCGGCCGGCGTCAAGTACGAGGTGCTGGGCGACCCGATGACGTGGACGAACCTCCGCGGCCAGCCCGATCACATGATCTGCGATCTGCGTCTCGCAACTGGCTGACAACCGAACAGGGGTGACTCATGGGTGCCCGTTTCGTGCCGAACCCCGCCGAGATCGACCTGTACCTGCAAACCAACCCCGAGCTGGCCGCCGAGCTGCTCGCCCATGCGGAGAAGATCGCCGGGAGGGCGAAGGGGATCGCGGAGGCTGAGTTCCACAACTCCCGCACTCACACCCTCAAAGGCGGGCACATCAACGAGCCCGGCGACTACGCGAACGGCATCAAGGGGTCCGTGGTGCACGGCCGACACGCGGAGATGCGTGGTCGGGTCACCGCCCACGACTTCAAATCCCACTGGATCGAGTACGGGACGAAGAAGTGGCCTAAGCACGGGGTGCTGCGCAAAGCGATGGACGGCGAAAGCTGATGGCAAACTACGCCGACATCGAAGCCATCCTGATTCAGTTCATCACCACGATCCCCGGTGTTGGTGATGTGGCCACCGAAATGCCCCACAACCCGATTCTGCCGTTCGTGATGGTGGAGCGGGTCACCGGGCACGCCGAGTACTACACGGACCGCGGGGTGGTGGATGTCGAAACGTTTGCTGCAACCCGAGCCGCCAGCTACACGCTGGCTATGACGATCGACCAGCGGATCGTCCGCACACTGCGCCACTCCCTTGTGGGGGGGGTGCCGATCGGCCGAGTTGAGCCGGTCTCTGCTCCGTTCTGGAGCAACTACGGGGACGAGCTGCTCCACCGGCACATCGCCTCGTACGCAATCAATTCCTTCTACCGTGCACAGCCCTGACAACCCGCAATAAGGAGCGCGACTGATGGCCGCTGTAACTTTCGACTCGATCTTCTCCGGCGACCCGGCGCTTATTTTCAGCGCGCTGTACGGGGCCGCGCTGGTGAAGGACTACTCATCCACCAACAACTACGCCACCTACTCGCCGTTCGACGCGGCGACTGGCAACCTGTCCTCGACCATCACCGGATCGGACGGGTTCATCGACACCGGGTACTTGGATGACAACGGCATCGTGGTCACCCCGAAGTACACGACCCGCGACACCCTGGCGTGGCAGACCCGCGCCACCCTGCGCAAGGACATCACGCAGGACACCGAAGATGCCATGTTCACACCCATCGGCACAACCCCCCTGGTGGAGTTCCTGCGGTCGTCCTTCGCGTTGGCTTCCCTGCCTGCGCTCGGGTCTACGGGGTACAACGTGACGAAGGGCAAGTACCCGAACGTTGCGTTCAGGTCCCTGCTGCTCGTCGGCGTGGACAACGCGCTGGCCGCTAACACCTACAAGGTGAAGCTGTACCCCCGGTGCCAGCTCGTCAAGCCCGATGTGCAGTCCTTGAACGGCAAGGCCGAGCTGATGAACAAACTCACGTTCGAGCCGTTGTTCGACAAGGTCGCCGGCTTCGCGGTCAAGGAGTGGATCGACGGACCCGGGTGGCGGACCCTCGGCCCGATTCCTTCTGCACCCGGCACACCGACCGCCACTGCGGTTGCGGGGAAGATCGCCAACCTGTCGTTCGCCCCGTCCACGGGCGGCACCCCGCCGTACACCTACACGGCGGCAGCAACCCCGAGCGCGGGCGTCACCTTTACCTACGGCGGTACCGCGGCTGCACCGACCGCTACCGCCAACGGCCTCACCGTCGGCACCGTTTACACCTTCACGGTGTACGCCACCGACGCCGCGGGCAAGGTCTCGCCGGTCTCCGCTGCCTCCAACAGCATCACGGCCCTCACCTAAGCCACCTGACCCTGCCGCCGCGGCTCTTATCGGAGGTTGCGGCGGCAGGTCTCATCCGACTATCCGACACCATCCGATGAAAGGTATCCGACATGAACAGCAAGATCAAAGGTCCCATCAAGATCGAAGCTATGCGCGCCCAAGCCGTCGAAAGCATGGGCATGGAGCCGGGGATGGACGTGGAGATGCCCGATGGGCAAATCTTCCACCTCCCGTCCCCGATGCTGGTGGAAGAGGATCGGCAGGTGGCGCTGAACGCACTCGGCGACAAGCAGGACTCGATCAGCACCGCGAAGGCCATCCTCGGCGAGGACGAGCACCTGAAGTTCCTCGCCGCTGGCGGTCGCTCCAATGATGTGTCGCTCGCATGGGCGGCGATGACCGCGGAGGCCAGGAACAACCCAAAACTACCCAGGTAGTCGGCCTCTTGGCCTATTACGGCGCGGAGGTAGAAGCAGACCTCGCCCGCTTCTACCCGGGCCGGCGGATCGGCGAGTGGTGGCGCACCGAGTACCAAGGCACGGGGGAAATGACATCCCGCGAGCTGATGGTGCTCGTGGAGCAGTTGCCCGAGGAATCTGCGACGAAGCGGGCCATCAGCGGGGATGAATGGTTGACCTTGCACCACCTGGTGGCAAACGTCCTTGACGCCGTGAACTTCATGCGCGCGGAAACCACCAACTACCGGGGTGGGAGCAGCACACCGGAGCCCATCAAGCGGCCGGGGCAAGCGGAGCGTGACGCCGAGCGAACAGCGGCGGCGCACAAGGTTCACGACGAAATCCTGGCCACCATGAGTGGCTCCCCATAGCCGAACGGAGTCGACATGTCAGTTGGCTCCGTGTTCATGGAGATCATTCCCAAGATCATGGGGATGTCGGAGACCCTTGCCCGCGATGCGGTTGGCCCAGCCGGCGCTGCGGGTGACGTTGCGGGTAAGGACTTCTCCACCAACTTCGCCCGCACCATCAGCGCTGGGGCAGCGAACACCACGGCGGCCATGGAATCCCAGCTCCGTGCTGCGACGGCTGCCGTGGAGTCGTCCTCGGTTGCTATCTCCGCAGCACGGGACAAGGAGATGGCCGCTGCCGACCGTGTGAGGATCGCCGAGGCGAAGCTCACCGAGGCACGGGCGAGGGGCGCTGCGGACTCGTCGGGGGTTGTGGCGGCCGAGGCACGGCTGGATGCGGCGAAGCGTTCCGAGGCGACAGCCTCCGAACGTGTCGCCCTGGCAGAGGCCAACGAGGGCCGCGCCAAGCAGGAGTTGATCGCCAAGAACGACGCACTCGCGGCTTCGCAGGCCCGTGTCGGGAAGGCGGCAGAGGAATCGGCTGTCAAGTCGGATGCCAGCATCGCCGCCTCAGGTAAGTCGGTCATGGGCATGGCAACCCAGTTCGCCAAGTTCGCCGGTGTCGCCGAGTTGGCAATCGGCGTCGATGCCATTCACCAGGCGGGTAACTATCAGCAGGCGTTGACGAAGCTGGCGACGACCGCTGGTGAGTCCACCGGCAATCTAAAGATGGTCGGCGACGGCCTGCTGGCGATGTCCGGTGAGGTCGGTGTTTCGGCGCAGGATCTGGCCAAGGCAGCGTACGTGGTGGAGTCCGGCGGCTTCCATGGCGCTGAGGCGCTACTGGTGATGAAGTCCGCCGCCCAGGGCGCGAAACAGGAGAATGCCGACCTCGCCCACGTCACCGACGCGGTGACCACGGCCCTGCACGACTACAACCTGCCCGCCTCCGACGCCGCGAAAGTCACTTCGCAGCTCGTCACCGCTACCTCGCACGGCAAAACAAACTTTGATGAGCTAACCGGCGCCATGCACTCGCTGACCCCGATTGCGGCGGGCGCAGGCATTTCTCTTGCCGAAGCCACAGGCTCGCTGGCCGCAATGACGGCTTCGGGCGAAACCGCTCAGCAGTCGGCGGATAATCTCGGGCACTCAATTATGAGCCTGTCCAGGCCAACGCAGCCAATGATCAACGAGCTATCACAGCTGGGGATCAACGCGATTGACCTCTCTCATAACATGGGTAAGCGCGGACTGGCCGGCACGTTGCAGGACGTGGCCGAAGCCATCGCCACAAAGATGGGACCGAACGGCACCATCTTGCTGGACGCGATGAGCCAGAACAAGATCGCCGCAGAAGACGCCACCATCGCTTACAACGCTCTGAGTCCCAAGGTGCAGGAGTACGCCAAGCAGGTTCTCAACGGGGCCATCTCGGCTAAGGAGTTCCGCAAGCAGTCAAGCGGCCTCGACGTCGAGTCACAGAAGCAAGCCATGCAGTGGGCCACCCTGCACGACAAAGCTGTCGGATTCTCTTCGGCGCTCCGTAGCGCGTCCAACCAGAACCAGAACTTCACTGAGGCCATGGCGCGGGCCACAGGTACCTCAGACGGCATGAGAGTTGCCCTACAACTCACCGGTGAGCACGCCGAATCGGCAAGTGCTGGAATTAAAGACATCGCCACGTCTACCGCGCAGGCTGACGGCAACATCAAAGGCTGGGCTGAGGTCCAGGACAACTTCAACCAGAAGATCTCCGAAGTAGTTAACGGGCTGAAGTCGTGGGTCATCGAACTCGGGCAGAAGCTCCTGCCGAAAGCCACCGAGTTCGTGGTTTGGCTGAAGGACGCCGGGAAGTGGATCGGGGACCACAAGACGCTGGTGCAGGACACCGCGATTGCCGTCGGTCTGCTCGCCGCCGGGTACGTCGTCTACAAGGCGGCGGTGGGTTTCTCTGACGCGATCAAAGCACTGTCGGCTGCCCAGTGGGGGCTGAATGCGGCGATGAACGCCAACCCCATCGGGGTGGTGGTCGTGGCGCTCACCGCGCTCGTCGCGGGTGTCCTCTACGCCTACAACCACAGCCAGACCTTTCACAAGTTCTGGGATGAAGCCTGGGCCAAAGCCTCCGCCAGTGTGTCTACGGCCTGGTCCGTTATCAAGCCTGTTTTCGAGGGCATTCAAGCTGTCACCTTAGCGGTATTCCACAGCGTGCAGACGGTTGTGACCGACACCTGGAAGTCCGTCAGTGACTCCGCGACGAAGTTCCTGGCCCCCCTGGTGTTGTTCGTCCAGAGTCACTGGGAAGAAATCAGGCTGGTTACTAGATTCGTGTGGGCTGCGATCAAGGGTGAGTTCGATATTATCTGGGGCCTCATCAAGGGCGTGTTTGACGTTGTGCTGCCTCTCATTGTTGGCATCCTCAAGATCACATGGGAGGAAATCAAGACATACGTGCAAGTGTCGTGGGACATCATCACGGGAATCCTCAAGATCGCGTGGGACCTCATCACGACCGGCCTGAAGTTGTTCCGCGACGTTTTCATCGGTGTCGTCAGCTTGTTCCTCGACCTGGTGACCGGGAACTGGTCGAAAGCATGGCTCGACATACAGCTCTACGTCCTTCGAATCTGGGACGACATCAGCAGCGGTGTCGGGAAGATCGCGCACGACTTCGCGGGCACAATAGTGAAGACCTTCACTGACCTGGGCACCGGCCTGGGGCGCATCTGGTCCGCGATCTGGGACACCGCTAAGTCGACGTTCATCGGTGGGATCAACGGAGTGCTCGACGTCGTGAACGGGTTCCTGCACGCGATCAACAGCATCGCGGGTGCGGTCGGTATGACCTTGAACTTGAACGTGGACCACGTTGGTGGCGGTGGTGGTGGTGGTGGTTCCGCCCCAGGTATGGGCCTCGCCATGCCCGCCATGGCTCGGGGCGGCACCATTGGCGATGGGTTCACCACCAGTGGCCCGCAGGTCATCGTCGGTGAGGGGAACCCGGCACATCCCGAGTTCGTCATCCCCACCGACCCCGCCTACCGCACCCGTGCCCGCGAACTGTTCGCCACGCTCGGCGGCAACCTCGGCATGCCCGGGCTGGCCGGTGGCGGCATCATCGGGGACATCGTTGGTGGTATCACCGGGGCAGCGTCCAGCGCATGGTCGGGGATCAAGGACGTTGCCGGCGCGGCGGAACACATCGCCAGGGAAGGGCTCGCCAAGCTGCTCGAAGCGGCCTGGCCGGTGCTGCCCACCAACGACACCCTCGCCGCGCTGATACCGGGCGGTCTGAACCACGTCCGTGACGCGGCCGTCAAGTTCATTGAGGCCAAGGACGCTGCCAGCAAGGCCGCCGCGACCGCAGCTTCCGCTAGTTCGGGGGGGAACATAGGGGGAACGATTCCCGTCGGGGAGCGCTTGGCCCTGATTGACGCCGCACTTGCGGCGGACGCTATCCCGAAGGCCGACTGGGCACAGTGGGAAGCGGGAATGAACACCCTCATTGAGAGGGAGTCCGGGTGGAACCCGGGCGTGTTCAACACCACCGACATCAACGCCCTTGCCGGTACCCCTTCGGGTGGGCTGGCGCAGGTCATCGGACCCACGTTCGCCGCGTACCGCAACCCGTCGTTGCCCAACAACCTGTTGGACCAGACGGCGAACATCGCCGCCAGCATTAACTACATCGTCAGCCGCTACAGCGGAATCGGCAACGTACAGCAGGCCAACGCAAACCTACCCCCCCTCGGCTACGACGACGGCGGTTGGATGATGCCCAAAACCGGCGGGTTCAACCACTCAGACAAGCCGGAGCCGGTGTTCTCCTCCGCGCAGTGGGAGGTGCTACGCGCCAACCTGACCACCATCAACCGAGATGGCGGGGTTGGCAACACCGCCAACGGCGGCGGCAAGGACTGGACGATCAACGTGTACTCCCAGCCCGGGCAGTCCGGTGAGCAGATCGCCCACGAGGTCAAGCGCGTGATGCTGTTCGAGATGAGGTGATGGTGTGGCGGTAACGAGCAAGGTCATCACCCTCGCCGGAATGCAGTTCTTGGAGGATGACACTCCCGACCTCAGCGGGTTCGCGAGGGTCGTGACCAATCTCGTCGGCTGGTATGACACACCTAAGCTGCGGACCACGTTCACCCCATTGCCGTTCGGGGCCGGAGACGTTTATGCCCCCGCCTACGTCGACCAACGGGCCATCACCCTCGATGGCATGCTCATTACCACCGACCCGGCGGCGTTGATCCTGGCTCGCCGCGGTATAGGCGCGTTGTGCAACGAACCGAGCCGGCTGTACACCATGCAGGTTGACGACGAGGTGGGCTCGTTGTTCTGCCTGGTGCAGCGGTCCAGCAACATCTTGTTCAAATCGGTGAATGGTTTAGTTTCCGACTTCTCGGTGTCGCTCACCGCCCCCGACCCCCGCCTGCTGGACGTGTTTCTACAGTCGGCTACCACACCGATGGCACAGTCGGGCACGGGCGGGGTGCAGTGGAACGGCCCCGGCCCGGGGGTCACCGGCACCCGGTGGAACGGCCCCGGCCCGGCGGTCACCGGCCTCGCCTACGGCCAGCCGGGACCGTCGGGGATCGTCACCGTCGACAATACGGCGGGCACCGCCCCAGCGGATGTGCTGCTCACCATCCGAGGCCCGGCCTCCAACCCCACGGTCATCACCACGCTCGGGACCATCGTTTACGGCGGGGTACTCGGCCCTAACGACGTGCTGGTGATCAACACCGCCACGGGGTCGGTCCTGCTGAACGGCGGGAACCGTCGCAACCTGTTGACCCGCGCCGGGTTCTTCCAAATCCCGGCCGGCCAGGCGCTTGGGGTGTCATTCACAGCCGACTTGCAGAACTCCACCGCCACCATGACCGCCCAGTGGCGGAACAGCTACCTCTAGGAGTCCCATGGCCACCGCCCTTTCTAATGCCCTTCCTTTGACAGCGAGCGACGGGACTACTGGCCGGAACAACGGCCGCGACATCCGCAAGGGCTTGTTAAGCAGCCTGCTGCTGCCCGACACCAAGTCGAACCCCCTGGCGGTGCGCAACGGGGTGCTCAGCCACGACTACGACGCTGCTGGTGTCAAATCGCTGCGGGTGGACCAGACCGCAACGGCCAGCAACCAGGTGATCCTTCAACCGGGGCCTTTCGTCTGCGAGCGCACCGGGCAAGGCCCCTACATCGGGTGGTTGGAAACCTCCGCCGGGGTGACAATTACCCCCCCTGCCTCCGACAGCACCAACCCGCGCATCGACGTCGTGTACGTGCAGGTCTTGGACAAGGCGTCGATTAGTCTTGACCCCACCACCGACCCCATCGTGGACGTGGTAATGGGGGTGCCGTCCGCTACCCCAGCCGTGCCCGCGGTGCCCGCGGACGGGGCTGTGGTGGTGGCCGAGCTGTACCGGCCGGCGGCGTCCACCACCATCACCCAGGCGAACATCACCGACAAGCGCCGCTCCACCGGCCTGGTGGGGACGGTGCGGCGGTTGCTGCCCGGTGACGCCCTGGCCGACGCCGGGAAGGTCGACGGCGAACTGCGGTACCGGCAGGCCGTTGGCAGCTTGCCGTCGCTGGTGGACTACTGGGACGCCGCGCAGGGACGGTGGCGGGGGACGCAGGGATTCGTCCTCATTGGCAACTGGGCTGCTGCCGGGGTCAGTTACTCCGTCACCGGCTACAACGTCAACTACGGCACCATCTTCGGGTTGGGAAACTTCCCCATCTCGGTGAGCGTCCCCGATCCCGGCTGGCCGTATCGGATTACCGCTTCCACCGCTTTCGATGTCGTCAACGTCAACGCGGGCGGGACGCTCTACTACTACGTGGGCGTCAACAGTGTGAGCAATGCGCAGTTCTCGGGGTCGTTCGGCCACGCCACTGCACCTCAGCAGAACATTGCCATCGTCCCGGTCGGGAACAACGTTTACACGGGGCCGGCGACCGTGCAATTGCAATGGGACGTGAACGAGCCTAATCCTGCTGGTGTGCAGTGCCATGCGGATACCCGCAACAACCTGCGGGTCGGAATTGAGCCTGCCTGATGGCCGGCTACCGGTTGGCGGTGGCGAACACGGTCACCGGGCAAGTTGTTGGTGACCTGCCGTTCACCGCGGTGCCCACATGGTCGCGGGCACTGAACGGGGCCGGAACGTTGTCCGGCATCTCGGTGCCGCTGAACCCGCAGCTCAACGCGGACATGGCCCAACGCTTACAGGAGCCTTGGCGGTGGACGGTGCTGTGGTGCTACGGGCAGGCCATCCTGCAAGCCGGGATGATGTCCGGTGTCACTGTGAATGACACGCAGAAACCTTCTGTGGCATCGGTGTCCACCACCACCATGTGGGAGTTCCTCACCCGCAAACGTCTCGTGGTCACCCCCGGTCAGGACGTCGGGACGGACGCCGCGAACGTGACGTTCGGCCCTGGTGTGGCGGACACATCGAACCGGAACCTGTCCCTGCATTCCATCGCCCGGCGCCTCGTGGAACTGGCCACCACCGGTGACCCCGCACGGCAACTGCCGATCGTCCTACCCGCGCCCATCGCAGGCAGCACCGTCCGCACCTACCTGGGGTCCGACCTCGCCACCACCGGCACCCGACTCGCCGAGATCACCCAGGTGATCAACGGCCCCGAGATTGAGTTCTCCCCCGAGTTCGCTGATTCCACGCAGGGCTACTTCCGGTGGCGAATGCGCATCGGAAACAACCGCCTGGGGCAATTAGGCTACCCGCACGCCTGGGACTACCAGCGGGCTTTGCTGAGCCTGCCAGTGGGCATCGACGGGACGGACATGACGTTCCAGGTGGTCTCGAAGGGCCAAGACACCCGAACGGTGTCGTCGGCCACACCCCCGGTGGCCTCAGGCGCCCTGGTCTCCGCGTCCGCCATCGACACCTTCTACACCGCGCAGGGGTGGCCCGCGCTGCAAACCGCGGACACCGGCCACACCTCCACCATCGACCCCAACACCGTGGCCGGGTACGCCACCGCCGCTGTCACCACCCACAAGGTGCCGATCAAGACGGCCACCGCCCTCGTCAGCCTCAACGGGTTGGACAACCAAGGTCGCCAGACCGGTGCACCCTCGATCGAATTGCTCTCCGTGGGTGACACAGCGTTCTTCGGCCTCATCGGGCACCCGTTCCTGGCGAACGGGCAGTACGGGATGCGCATTCTGGCCCTGGAATCGGGTTCTGATGCGTTCACCGCGAAACTGATTGTGCAGGTGCTGATGTGACCGCCCCCAACCAACTGCCCGATGGTGTGGCCCCGCTCGTGGGCGGTCTCGCGGCGGAGTTCGCCGGGATACGGCACGGTGTGGAGGAGGCGGCGCGGCGG